AACACGAATTCACAATATTTTGTTTTGATTGTTTGTTCCTGAGAATTGAATACCTCAATCTTAAATTCATCCTGTTCTTTTAGATGTAAAGCAACATGAGCATTGAGTAAACCAACTCGACCTTTAAGCATAGTAATCCTAGCTTTAACTCTTCCCGTAGAGGATTTAATGTTAATAATATTTTTGGTAAATTTATCTAAAGATTTATATCCTGCTTCATCAAACATTCCTTCAAATGATGTCTCATCTAACCTGGCTCGATCTACTTTAAATTTCAACTGATCTAGTGGAACACTTCTATCTATCATGCTAACTTTCTTACAAGCATCACACCCTGTTGTTGCTGATGCGTGAGTATAATAATTATAGGCATCCCTTTCAACTTTGGATGAATTGTCATATAGTTTACAATTTTTACATTTCCTTGCTCCACCAAATTTAAACAATAATGCGGCAATCCCAAGAATACCCACCAAGCTTACTGTTATAGCTTTCCAGTTTTCAATAAGTTTATTTTTCAAATATTGGAAGTTAGTATTAATGTTAAACCAAGTAAAATTATTAAGCAAATATTTATATGAAGTTGCATCTGGCAAATAATTTCGAATATCTTTAAGCAATGATTGTCTGAAATTTTTAAAATGAGCTCCCGGGCTATTTTCTCCCCAGACATATTCTGAATCTTGAACTACATTCTCAATCTCTTCATTATCTGGATCTAGATAATCTTCCTCATCACTATCTGAATCTTCACCCATCATTTGAAAGCCTGGTAACAATCGTGTATTTTGCTCATCTGGATCTACGTTAAAATTAGCTGGATCAGTCATAAATGTCTTGTATGTCTGTGTTCGTGAAAATGTGTCTTTATATTGTACATATATCATTTGGATAAATTGTTTAAATGAAACTACACCTTTTCTTTGTACATGCACATTGGGATTGGTAATAGCATCCCCATTCATGATTTCTACATCGTAAATATCAGTTCGCATACGACCTCCCAAAGCGGGTAAATTAAGCGAACCATTGGGGTTTGCATATTGTGGTTTCACTCTCAGACGCACGATATATTTAAATCGTCTATATAATGCTGCTGGATATGTAATTGATGTTATATTGTGTCT